TGTCGGGATATGCTTCTTTTACATTTTCCAAAGTTATTTTATATTTAGTTTGTAGTTTTTTGTCCTTCACAAGACAAACAATTTCTGCCTCAAGTGGATGAAGACCTTGAAGAATATTAATAAACATGGTTTCTCTACGAAGAGAACTTAGTCCATCATTACCACCTTTTACAAAATTATAAAACATCTGATATTCTTTTCTAATCGAAGATTTTCCCTGATCCATAGATCCAAGAGAATTTGAATTCAGTTCTTCCATCTTGGACACTGCATCTCCGATCTTCGCACTTAATGTTCCACTATAAGAAGTCTGCTCTCCTGCGCTTGCATAGGGAACATCTCCTGGTGGTAAAAGAGAAATTACAGACTCGTCAAAGTTCCAAATCAAAATAGTTTTTAATGAAGGATCATCATATGTTTGAAGAACTTCAACTTTTTTTGCATTTGATCTTTGTTTTGAAGCCAAATTCAAAATTTCAAAAATAAAAGGATTTGTTGGTAAAACTTCGATTGAAGTTTTAGGTTTCGTTTTAGTTGTGGTCATAATTTTCAATACAAATCAGTATATTAGAATAATCTTGGATATTTATCAATCTTCTTCATCTTCATTATCATCATATTCCTCATCATCAAAAAATCCTTCTTCAAAACGAACAGCTAATACTTCATCTGGTATTATATTCCCATTATTATCAAGAAATTCTGGATGTATATTACGAATACCATATATTCTTTCTACTTGGTATTGTTTAAAAATCCACCCACCAATTAAACCAATGAAAAGGAACATTACGCAAAATAAAGTTGTAAATGTCAGAATGATTGATAGTTCCATTTGCTTTCTCCAGAGAGTTTATTTCTTCCTAATATCAAAATGAAATTCTATGAAAAAATGAAACTCTCTACGAAAAAGAGAGATCATCTTACCAAATTTCACTTGAAAAGTTTTTGGTGCTGATTCTCTCTTCCTCCTATTCCGCAGTAATAACTCAACACCCCGATTAATCTGAGGCTCATTTTTATTTAGTTTTATTTTTGAATCTCCCTGGTCTTTTTTCATATTTATCTCCAGGTAGTTAAAATTAAATCAAATTTTGTTCTTTTAAATATTGAACTGTATCAGAACAACCTCCAAGATGTTGTTGGTCATTCAAAACAATTTGGGGGAAGGTAGATCCATCTCCAAATTCAGAATAAAATTCTTCGCGAGTAAAGTCAACATTCAATTTATAAACAACATGTTGCAAATTGGTTAGTTCCAATACTTGTTGAATTTTGGTGCAGTACGGGCACCCATCTTTAGAATAGACTGTAAATTTCATACCTTTGCTTTTTTAAAGTAAAATCATATCATTTTTTTTAATGCTTGTAAAGTCAAAGATTAATAATATCTTTTATTGTTAAATTTTTTCCTTCCATTTCCCACCAGTTAATTATTGTATTGTGAGACATTTCGTGTGTAGGTCTTTGATTGGATAAAAAATTTGTAGCATCATATCTAAGTAAATCAGATTCACATTTATAATAATCTTCTACAAAAAGTGGGAAACCATAAACAGAACTTATATTAACATCACGGTTTTTAGGATTTCCTAATGGCGAAAAAATAACAGTTTCTGCTACTGGATCTTTTGCCCACTTTGGTCTTGCATGGGAATCATTGCCAACAAAATCAAGATTAAAAGATCCATTTCTATAATAATGAGATATTAATTTTTTCGCATGATCTCTTGTAATCAAATATGCGCAAGCTGACCAATCGCACCAACATCTATGTCTAAGTTTAACTCCATTATTAGAGAAAACGAACATATCACCTTCTCTAATCCAACAAAGCTGAACACATCCCCAATCTTCAGGTAAAGCATTAAAAAACTCTTCCCAAGTAAAATTCCAATATTTAACAGTCTCAAAACTTATATCATCTTCACAGAAGAACGCATATTCTTCCTCAGTATCAAAATACCAATCTTTTATTGCTTTTAAGTGCGAAGTTGTTGGACCTCTACCAATACCATTCAATTCACGAAAAGATTCTCCAATATAATGGTGATCTTCATCATTATAAACTTCAAATATATGAGGTCTAATGTTAGTTAAATTATACTTATCAAATTTTTCATAAAGAAGTTTTCTTCTATCCTCAGATTTATCAACACTTATAAAGTTAATTGGAGGAAAGTTTTTTAATTTATGTGAATAATCAGTATATTCAATATTAGAAAAAACATCACTAACTCTATCTTGGATCTTATCAATTCTATTATTCCACCAAGATAAAAGATTATTTTGAACTTCTTGCAAATGGTCTTTATCATTTAAAAGGTCTTTACATATTTCTACAGCTTCACCCCAAGATTCGGCAAATACCCAAGGAGGATTTTCTTCATACCTAAAAGTATTTTCTATTTCTTCAAAAGATCCGACAACAACAGAAATAGCACCACACATTGATGCTTCATATAAACGAAAGCAATCTAAACTAGAATTTCCTCTGCCGCAAGGAACAAATATAGAATTGCTATAAATTCGAATTAGATCATCTTTATCAATTCCTTCCTGAGCAAAAAAGAAATCTTGAATATTACTTTTGAAGGTTTCTGTCATTTCAGTTCTATCACCAACCGAAACCCATTTTTGCTTTATATTATCAAAAAAACAAAATTCCCAATCTTTAATCTTGCCTATAAAAGACCAATTATATTTTTTTTCTGATGAGGGGACGGTCTTTATTTTATCAACTGGTGTTCCGTTACAATATCCAAGTGGAATATAGACTATGTTGTCATTCGGTACATTGGTTTTAAATTTACTATTTCTATACTCTTGATGATTATATTGCCTCAAAAACAATTCACAATAGTTCGAGAGTTCATTAAAGTGTTCTAAATCTTCATCTTTATATTCATCCGATAATTGAATGACAACTTTAGGTTTTGTTTTCAATACACATTCTAATACTTCATCGTAAGTAGGCGTATATCCCCAAGAATAGATATTTGGATCTCTACAACTATAAACAAAAACATCGAAATTTTCTGAAGAATTCCTCACTTCATCTAACGATAGAAAATGAGTTTTTTTAACATAACCTTTAGGAAGAATATCATTCATGATGTAATCATGTTCCCATATTTCATCTTTAGAATTTCTTCCAAAAAATAAAACTTTCATGTCTTTATTTTTTTCAACTTTTTCAGTTAAAGCCATTGATGTTCTTTTTTGTATTTTCTCCATTCTCATATCCCACCAAGATAATATATTGGTTTGAATTTGCTGAAGTGTGTCTATGTCATTCAACAACTCTTGACACTTTTTAACAGCATTCTCCCAAGAATCAAAAAATAACCAAGGAGGATTTTCTTCATATTTAAAAGTATTTTCTATTTCTTCTTGGGTTCCAACAAGAATCGGGATGGCCCCAGACATAGAAACTTCATAAGATCTCATTGTGTTTAATAGTTCCCATCCTCTACTACAAGGAACAAAAACTGAATTTGTATAAATTTCTATTAATTCTTCAGCAGGTATTGTTATAGAACCTTCATGAAGAAAGCAATAATTATCAGGAATTGTAGAGAAAGTATCAACCATAGAGATCCTATCAGACTTTTTTGCTCCAACAAAAGACCAATTATATACTCTCTCTTTTATAGGTTTTATCTTTTCTCTAGACACATCATATCCATTATAATGACCCAAAGGAATATGAAGTGTATTTTTAGTATATTGATAATTAGAGTGATTATATTGCCTCAAAAACAATTCACAATAATTTGATATGTTATTGTGTTCTTGTAAGTTTTCCTCATAAAATTCGTCAGATAATTGAATGACGACTTTAGGTTTTGTTTTCAATACACATTCTAATACTTCATCGTAAGTAGGTGTATATCCCCAACGATAATTATTTGGATCTCTAGCACTATAAACAAAAACATCAAAAGTATCTGAAGAATTTCTTACTTCATCTAAAGACAAAAAGTAAGTTTTTTTAAACTTACTTTTATCAAGAACCCCATTTAAAATAAAATCATGTTCCCATATTTCATCTTTAGAATTTCTTCCAAAAAATAAAACTTTTGTGGGACAAAAATTAATAGGTTTTTTATAGATAAAACATGCTTCAGATTCTGATACCTTAAAATTATCTAAGCATTCATTGACTGCTTTTTTAACGCCAGGAAACCAATCATAACATCCCTCTGGATAATAATCATGCCCTGCAAGTATCCCCCCTGGCTTCACTTTTGGCAACCACGCCAATATATCATTTTTTACATCTTCATATTCATGAGAAGCATCTATAAAAACAAAATCTAAAGAATCGTCTTCAAATTTTTTAGAAGCATTTAAAGAAGTATCTCTTAAAGGAATATAATATTCTTCAACAGGTTTCATATTATTTAAAAAAATATTATATAACTCAGAAAGTTCTTCTCTTCCTTGGTGATCAGGACCTCCTTCCCAAGTATCAACACAATAAAATTCAATATCTTTTTTTGAATTAGCAATCTCTACAGACATATAACTTGTAGACCTTCCCATCCAAGATCCAACTTCAACAATTTTAGACTCATTCTGGCAATTTTCTACAATTGACTTATATAAATTTGAATATCCGAACCAATTTTCACTACCAAAAACATTTTCATCAAAATAATAATGTTCTATCATAAACTTTTATTTTTATTAGAATTATTCTTATATATCTCTTTTTTAGGTGGTCTATAAAGACCTGGCCAAGTATCTCTAATAACTTCCGCAAGTTTATAAGGTGTTTCTGAACTAATCATCTAACGTGGTGTCCCCCAAACATATAACGCATTCCATTTAGGATTTTTGCTCCGAATGACCCGAGATTGCGTGAGTTAAATCTTTCAAATAATGCTGCAGTAATAACAGGAGCGGGAACCCCCAAGTCCACAGCGGCAGAAACAGTCCAACGACCCTCACCGCTATCGGATACGCCTCCAGAGAACTGTTTAAGGCTACCATCCCTGCGTAGCACATCAGCAGTAAGGTCAAGTAACCAAGACCCAACCACGCTACCACGACGCCATAACTCAGCAACCTCAGCAACATCAATATCATAGCAGTAACTTTCTGGGTCTGCCATAGGGGCAACCTCTGCGTCTCCTTCTCTAACATATTGAGCACCTGCATTAGCGTTCTTGATGATGTTAAATCCTTCTGCGTATGCCTGCATAATACCATACTCAATGCCGTTATGCACCATCTTCACAAAGTGTCCTGCTCCAGGACCACCACAATGCAACCAACCATATTCAGCAGAAGTCACATCAGATGTTGGATCCGTTCTATGGCAGGAGTGAATATCTGGGGAGAGGGCGGAGAATATCTTTGCACAAGTGGCGACTGCAGTATCTCCACCTCCAACCATAAGACAGTATCCACGATCCAAACCATAAACACCACCGCTAGTGCCACAATCAATATATTGGATACCAAGTTTTGCCAAACGTTCTGCTCTCTTCCGACTGTCCTTAAAATTGCTATTGCCATGATCAATAATAATATCTCCTTCACCACAATATCGTAGTAGTTCATTGATCGTCTCCTCCACGGTTTCGGCAGGTACAACCATTTGAAAGATGCCTGGTTGCTTCCTACCATTTTTATTTTGTTTAACTATTTTAACAAGATTTTCAATAGTAGTTGTAATTCCATTAACAAATCCTTTTTCAAACGCTTCATTTGCTTTTTCATAATTTCTCCTATATCCCCAAACTTCAATTCCGGATTTCATCATACGGCGAGACATTCCCTCTCCCATTCGCCCAAGTCCTATCAGTCCTACTTTCATCTAATCCTCCCAACTTTCGTACTGTTGTTTAAAATAAGCATCAACTTTTTTTAAATCATCTAAATGAATGTCACAACTATAATTATGATCATCACACCATTCTAATGCAAATGCATGTATTCTTTCATCACTTTTTGTTTTATTGACCCCATATATTCTTGCAAAAGAAGACATTACAAAATGCCAACACGGGTGGTCTGATTTCATTTCTTCTTTTTAGTATTAATAACTTCTTCCCAATCCTTCTGAAAGAGTTCTAGGCCCTTATCAGTCATAATGTTCTTATACATTGCCCAGAATACAATAGGGGGAATTGTAACGACATCTGCGCCAGCAAGTGCAGATTGTTCTACTTGCCTTACATCACGAAGAGATGCTGCAAGGATTTGTGTCGATGTGCCAGAGTAATCAAATGCCTTGCGAATATTTTTAATCAATTCAATTCCATCAATTGAATTATCCATCCAACGACCCACGAAAGGTGAAATGAATGTTGCTCCTGCTTTGGATGCAAGAATTGCCTGTGCTACTGAGAATACCAATGTTACGTTAGTTTTAATTCCAACATTAGAAAGAAACTTACACGCCTTTAACCCCTCAACCGTACAAGGAACTTTAATCGTAACATTGGGTTTAATTGTATAATAACATTTTGCTTGCGAAAGCATTTCATCTGCGGTTTCTGCAACCACTTCCGCAGAAATGCTTTCTAACTCTGAAAATATTGTTGCAATTTCTTGAATAACTTCTTGAAGTTGTCTGCCACTTTTGAGAATTAGAGATGGATTTGTAGTGACCCCATCTAGTAGTCCAGTCTCATATGCTGGACCAATCATTGAAACATCTGCGGTATCTAAAAAGATCTTCATATAAAAATAAGAACTCATCTCTAATTATAATGAGTT